TACTCCATATACACATATCCTATTTATACGAGGTCAAAATGATTATTTTCGATGAAATCAAAATGGGTATCATGATTGCCCTGGTGGTAGCCTTAGTAGGTGGAGGTCTATACGTCCGGAGACTCTATAACGAAGTAGAAGCCGATAAGCTGGCTATTTCCACACTACAGGCCAACCAAGTGAAACTCCTACAGACTAATAAAGACAATATGGATACCATCAATGCACTCCGAGTAGAGCATGATAGTTCGGTAGCCATTATTGATGAATTGGCTAAGCAATCAACAGAGCTTAGAACTAACCAGGCGAGCCTCCAGGCAGCTATCAAGAAAGATAAGGGCTCTGCCACAAGGGATGCTCCTATTGCTCCTGTGCTTATGGATACACTGAAAGGACTACAATGAAACGACTAATCTTCATATCACTATTGTTATTAGCTGGTTGTTCCACTACTAAGCCAGAGCCTATTGTTGTCCAAGACATAAAGTTCATCAAACAGACACCTCCAGCAGCCTTGTTGACTCCACCACCGGCTATTCCAGCATTCAATGGAACCAGCCAGGCTGATGTAGCTTCCTTCCTGGTTGACCATGTGAATAGGGAAACTCAATGTACTAATCAGTTGAACGCATTGTCTAAATGGTATAAGGAACAGGAATGACACATCATTGGATTGGTTTACCTGATGATTGGCAAGATTACGAGGGATTCTGCTATCAGATTACCCATTTACCTACAGGAAAATCATATATCGGCAGAAAGTACTTCTGGACAAAATCCAAGAGTAAACGCACAGGAGAGGCTAAGTGGCAATTCTACACATCCTCATCAAAACCATTGAATGCAGACATTGAGAGATTAGGTAAAGAACAGTTCGAATTCAGAATATTAGGATTGAGAAAGACCAGAGGTCAGGTCAATTACCTTGAAACTAAGATGCAGATGAAGTTGGACGTATTGGAAGCTAAGTTACCTTCGGGTGATTGGGCGTTCTACAATGAGAATATCATGAGTAGATACTTCAGGGCAAAGGAATATGTTAGCAAAGAAACAAAGAAAAAAATATCAGAAAAAGCTATAGAATATTGGAATAGTGATGATAATAAAGCTAAATCAGGTAAAAAGGTATCAGAAAGACAAAGAGGTAAGAAACATACAGAATCTCGTAGACTTAATATTATCGCAGGAAGAAATCGTGCTAAAGCTGAAGGTAAACCTACTAGTAGACAACACAATAGTTTTTTGTATGATGAAAATAGTAAACCTTGGCCATGGCTTAATAGAATGAGGCGACAATTTAATGATGCATTGAAAGCAAACAGAGCAGAATTGATAAGATATTGTGGTGGAAAAACAACATATGCCGTTATATATAACAAGGAAATATATGGAAAACGATAAAAAGCTATTCACTAAAGGGGGCCCAGGAGGCCCAGGACGTCCTCGAGGCGCTAAAGCAAAGATACCGTATATCTCAGTGGAAGAACTACTCACAGGACACCAGGAGAAACTCGGTAAGCCTTTCACTGATGCTCTCTTTGAATTGCTTGTCATTGAGAAACTTAAAAATGACAGCAGCGAGCCCAACAACTATTCCAAGTTAATGCAATGGATGGCCGATAAGGTAACCATGGACCTCCCAAAGACGACCGTGAATGTCGAGGAACCTATGAATAAGTCTGATATTGACGAAGAACTTTCTAAGTATGGCATTCACACTGAGCAACCCAAGGAGTAATCATGGCTAACTTTCAGATTGCGGTAGAAAAGACCTTTATCCATGAAGGCGGCAAGGTTAACGACCCACAAGACCCGGGAGGTTGTACGTCCTATGGAATCTCACAGAAGGCTTATCCGGACTTTGATATTCCCAATCTGACCGTTGAGCAAGCCAAAGCAATATATTACAGAGATTACTGGCACAAGATGTACCTGGATGCCATGAAGTCGCAATCGATTGCAGAGAAACTTTTTGATTTATCCGTACTCTGTGGTATTCCGACAGTGACTAAGAGTGCCCAGAGAGTGTGTGGAGTCTCTGTGGATGGCATATTCGGTCCTGCTACGTTCAATGCAATCAACAATATGGACCCTGATACCTTTCTAGAACACTTCAAGACAGACATATGGGACAAGCATTTCGCTGAGATTATTGCAGATAACCCAGTACTCATGAAATATTTCCATGGGTGGAATGATAGGGTTATGTCGTGAAAAGACTCAAAGAGCTAATCACAGACGATTCCGGTAGATACTCCCTGAGTGCGCTGATACACCTCATGGTTGCCATAGTGGCTTGTGCTGAGATTATCATATCCGAAATCAATAGGGACCTGAGTGATACAGAGTTTATGTACTTTTTGTTATTTGGAATGGGCACTAAGGCACTCAAAATGGTCCTTCAATACAAATTTGGAATCAAAAATGCAGACGATACAGCTAAATGAGGAAGAAAAGAAAGACGTTCTGAGACTCTTGAAGTTACGCGATGAGTATCAGAGAACGCACCAGATAGAAAAGTACTTCGCTACTAAGTCTGACCGTGCCGGATACTTCAAGCATATGGAGTTTTTCCGTAATGGAGCTAATCATCGTCAGAGAGCCTTCCTTGCTGCTAACCGAGTGGGTAAATCTGTTGCAGGAGCCTATGAGACAACTCTGCATCTTACCGGAGATTACCCTGTATTCTGGGAAGGTAGGAGATTCGATAAGCCTACTAAGGGTTGGTGCGTAGGTAAGACCAGTGAGACAGTACGGGACACTATTCAGATTGCTTTGTTGGGGCCTGTGGGTGAATGGGGTACTGGATTGATACCTGCCGACCGCATAGAACATATAGCGAAATCTGCTGGTAATCGTGCAGATACCATTACAATTCGCCATAAAGCTGGAGGTGTCTCAACGTTGGGTTTCAAATCATCCGACCAAGGTAGACAATCATTCGAAGGTGCTACTCTGGACTTCATCTGGGCTGACGAAGAAGTTGATTTAGGCGTCTGGACTGAGTGCTTGATGCGTACTACGACTACTGACGGTATCATCTATACCACTTTCACACCACTCAAAGGCCTCTCTGATATGGTGCTGAGTCTGGTCAAGGATGGTAATCCCGATACACCCCAAGAAGGCATAGCGATTACCCAGTGTTCCTGGAACGATTGCCCACACCTTAGTGAGACAGTGAAGCAGGAAATGCTCAATGCGCTGCCTCCATTTCAAAGATTAGCACGTTCGCAAGGTATTCCACAGTTGGGTTCGGGTGTAATCATCCCTGTGGACCCTGCTGAGTATACTGTAAAACCCTTTGAGCTACCGAAACATTGGAGGCGCATAGGTGGGCTTGATATCGGATGGAGAGTCACTGGAGCGCTCTGGGCCGCTATAAATGATGAAGATGGTTGTATCTACGTATACTCTGAGCATTACCGAGGTGAGGCTGAACCTTCCGTTCATGCTGCTTCTATGAGAGCTAGAGGTAATATCCCATTGTGTATCGATACAGCGGCTCATGGTAGGTCCCAGATAGACGGCAGGAATCTCTATCAAATGTATGAGGAACTTGGATTGCCTCTGATAAACGCTCAGAAATCCGTGGAGACTGGCCTATTTGTTATGTGGGAGCTATTCTCCGGAGGTAAACTCAAGATATTCAATACGTGTCCTAATATTCTGAGTGAACTCAAAACGTATCGCCGGGATGATAAAGGTAACGTTGTGAAGTCCAATGACCACCTTTGCGACGCTCTGAGATATCTGCTGATGGGTCGGGACAATGCGAAACTCATGGTACCTAAAGATGATGATTTGGCCAAGGAACTCATGGAAGATACGAGTTTCTACACAAAAGACTCCTGGATGTTTTCGTAGAGTATCGTAGAGTATACCGGGAGATATATAGGAAATATGCTCAAGAATAAACCTTCTGGGGTTTTCTCAGCGGTCCCTTGGCATCACATAAGGAATACCTAAATGAATCAGACCTTTAATCTAAGCAACGTCGATTTGAATCTCAAGGAAGAACTTGGTGAAACCCCAGCCAAGGAAATGATTGAGAAACGCGATGCAGCCAAGGCACTCTTTGTGGAGGCTTCGAATGGCTGGAAAGACCAACGGGAACACTCACTGGATGACCTGAGATTCTACCAGGGAGACCAGTGGAATGATTCTCTACGTAATATGGGTAAGATTAAGAAGGAACCAACCATAACCGTCAACCGCCTTCCCAACTTCGTGAAGCAAGTGGAAAACGACCTGCGTCAACGTGATATCACCATTGACGTATGCGCAACAGACGAAGCAGGTTCCGAAGATACCGCTGAGGTTCTGGGTGGTATCATCCGTCACATTGAGAATGACAGTCACGCTAAGTCACACTATATTCATGCAGCCGGTGAGAATGGAGCCCTCGTATGTGGCTTTGGTTTCCTCAAGGCTGACCTGGAGTACGTCAATAATAAGTCGTTTGACCAGAAGATTATGATATCTTCGGTAGATGACCCCTTCAAGATTATCCCTGACCCTGCTGCAATGCAACCGGACTTCTCGGATGCCAACTATTGGTTCGAAGTTACCGATTATACCCAGGCAGAATACAAGGCAAAGTACCCAAGAGCCAAGATTTCCAATGCGGACCTGAGTGTTCCTGGTGCTGAAATGTCTCGCTGGATATCTGAGAAAGGCGTTCGTACAGTTCGCTATTGGTATAAAGAGGAACTTGATTACATTCAGTATCTCCTTGAGGATGGTACCACAGTGGACACCATGAAGTTCCGCGCACCTGATGAGGACTATGAGGATAACGGAGCAGACAATAATGGAATGCTGCCATTTCCTACAGATGAATCAGGAGAAAAGAAGATTATCTCCCGTGAACGTCGCATCATGAAAACTGAGATTCACTGGATGGACTTCAATGGCGTGGAGATTCTTGCAGAAGGTAAGTGGATTGGTGAGTACTTCCCATTCGTTGCCGTCACAGGACCACAGAATATTGTTGATGGACTCAGAGATATCCGTGGTGTCATTCGGTATGCTAAGGATTCACAAAGAATGCTGAACTACATGGCATCTTCTGCGGCTCGTCGTATCGGTAGTGCCAATAAGTCTCCCTGGATTATCGATGCGCAATCTATCAAACCTTACGCTCATATGTGGAAATCCGCGAACGTCGAGAACTGGGCATTCCTACCCTATGATGCCTACAGAACTGAGAAGGATGCCTCGGGTAATCCTTTGCAAAATCCACCACCGCAACGTGCAGACCAAACGGGTCAGATTGCCGACCTTATGCAAGCCGCTGCGAAGTTCGAAGGTGACCTGAAGGCCTGTATCGGTATCTATGATGCTGGACTGGGTGCCACCCCGAACGACCAATCCGGTGTTGCTATCAAGACCCTGGCACAACAAGGTCAGAACTCCAACTACCATTACAGTGATGCTCTGGTTCGTGCTATTGAGCGCCTGGGATGCATTCTGATTGACCTGATTCCCAAGGTGTACAACACACCCCGAGCAGTTCGAATCATCAATCCCGATAGTACCGAGAAAATCATCAAGATTAATCAGATGTTCCAGCAAGGTACCTCACAGAAGGCCTATATGCTTTCCGAGGGTGAATATGGGGTCAAAGTCAATGCCGGTCCTGCGTTTGCCACAAGGAAGCAGGAAGCCACTGAGCAAATGCTGGAAGTCGTGAAGATTAATCCAAATCTAATGCCTCTAGTACAGGATGAGTTGGTCGCTAATATGGACTTCGATGGCGCCAAGGTTATTCAGGACCGCCTACAGAAACTCTTTGCTTCTCAGTTTCCTCAATTGGTTAACCAAGGAGACCAGGAGCCACTACCACCCCATGCACAAGCACAGATTGCTACTCTGGGTACTATGGTTCAGAAACTCACTCAGGAACTCCAGTTGGTTACCGCTGAATATGAGAAGGCGCAGATGGAAATTGCCACGAAACATGCCGAAACTGTCGGTAAGATTGCAGTGTCTAACAATGATGCTAAAAATGCTATGCGGTTGGAAGAAGAACGTGCCAAACGCGATAAGCTGGAAGCAGATTTGAAGATGCGCAATGATGAGATTGCTATGAGACTTGACCATGTGGAAGCTATGTATAAAATCTTGGCTCCCCATATGATTAAGGCTCATACAGGAGTCCAGGAATGAAGCGTTGTTCTAAATGCGGTATAGATAAACCGGCAGAATGCTTCTACAAACGTGCAGCCAGTAAGGATGGACTTGGATACGTGTGCAAGGAATGCACTGCGATTCACCATGAAGCCTGGTATATACAGAATGCGGAATCGGTCAAGAAAAGGGTACGTATTCATCAGAGAAAATATAAGTATGGTATTAATGATGAGCAATATAATGCTATGTTGGATGCACAGGATAATAAATGCGCGATTTGTAATATAGATATGAAGTCTCCTTGCGTTGACCATGACCATAATACACTAAAGGTACGTGAAATATTGTGCTCTCAGTGTAATTCGGTACTTGGTTTGATGTATGAAAATGCTGATAATCTCAGAAAAGCCGCTGATTACTTAGATAAACATAAAAAGGAGACCATATGATTGTACGAGAAAACGGAAAGTATGTGGTAAAAAATAAGACCGGTACTAAGAATCTTTCGAAACCAGAATCTAAGGAAGCTGCTGAAAAGAGACTCCGGGAAATAGAATATTTCAAACAAAGGGGTAAATAAAATGTCATTCAATGTAAGAAATGCCGGTAATGTCATTGCTGGAGGTATAGTACCTGCTACATACTTCGACTGGTTACCACCATTGGCTGCTCTATTTACCATCATTTGGCTGGGTATTCAGATAACCGACTGGATTCGTAAGAGAATCAAAGAACGCGACCAATGCGCTAAATGTAAGCATAAAGACTCATGTTCAGTACTTAATGAGGATGATAGACTGATTTAGAACAACTTGACAATAGCCTGCTGTTCCTATATAA